AAAGTTACCACCGCTAACAGTAGTATGATTATCCACATGTAATAAGAAGTCGACATTGTTTATACTCGTTGAAGGGTCATTTTCAGTCTGCACTAGCTTAATACTTTGTAAATAGTAATCACTATCTAAAAAGAAATATTCATCATTAATAATAAAATGATATATCAATGGGTTGTTAAGCTTCCATTTAAACCATGCAGCCTGCTGTCTTTGATCTGATACTTGAAAATATTTATAACCAAAGACATCATCAGATCCTGTTTTACCTAACAATATTATAGAGTTTTCTCTAGAGTTTGTCAGTAAATCTATATCTTTTGGTAATAATGAAGGTACAACTTTACTTACCTCTACTATACTTGGTTCTCCTTCACGTGTTATGTTTGCCATTTCATTGAAGCGGCTAAACTTACCAGAGTTATCAATATACGCAAGTGTTGTTCCTAAAGATATTGGTGGGATTGTTTCATTATAATTAAACGTAGCTATACTACGTAGCTTTGCAGTATCAGGGTTGAAAACTGTATCATCTGCTGCAAGTAGGAATTGTTGGTTTGTACTGAATACTACCAAACCAGTGTTAACTTCTATGCCATCAAATAGTTCTGAAGGAAACATAGACGCAGCTGATATATCTACAGGGTCACTAGCAGATACAGTCAAAGCTGTTTCATTAAAGAAGTCAGGAGTTCCTAACGTACCCGGTCGTGATGTAATAACATTCTCACCTGATAGCAATGCTAATCTGTTACGAAAGAATAATACTTTATTAATGCGTGCACCTACAAAAGATGGAAACGGATTAGTTAGATCATCACCAACTCGTCTATCTTGATACGTAAACTGCTTAACAGTAAATGTAGTAACAGCTGTACGCTGTATGACTAACGGCATATTTGTAAGAGACTTAGCTATGCCTGCTTTTGCACACTCAGACCAAGATCCTACACCGTCTCTATTATTCTCTCCATCAAAACGAAGATAGTAGTCATCTTCATCTGACATTCTAGAGTTAGCAATCTTTACAATATACCCATGTTTACATTGATTAGGTAGATTTTGTACATCATTTACAGAAGTTTGGAAGCATCGCATCAAATCTTCTTCGACAATCTCCACACTAAATGGGTTAGAACTGGAGAGATATATACCTGTACCTATGTGTTTACCTGTAACACCAGACGGTAATTCAGCTATAATACCACCAATAATAGTATCAACAGTAACAGCTGTATCAGCATCAAAAGGTGTAGGCTCTGGTCGTATAAGACCGTCCCCATTAGAAGAAACTGTAGCATTGATTTCAGTGGATTCGTGATCTTCAACTCGTATAGTATAATCTGCACCTTCCATAGTTACAGTAGTGGTATCTCCTGTAACCCATCCTTCGCCTCCATGTAGCAATATAACGTCTTTATTATAACTACATCTATAATTACTACCACCGGGGCCATTCTGACTAGCACTATAGTTAGGACTTACAGCTTGTTGACCAAGAGTATTGAGCCTAAATATTAAATTAGTTTTACTACCAGAGTCCACACTAAATACCTGTGTACCTATACTGGGGCAGTGACCTGATCCATCACTTTCATCTAGTGTAGTGCTTTGTATCTTAATACGTGTAGCACGTGTGAGTGTTGTAACTGTAGTACCATTATTTATGTTAACACCATACTGTCTACCATTTTCTGTTCGTAAGAGTTCTATGAACCCGAAGTGAGCATCTGGTGTAGCATCTGTAGTTCCCGTTGTCCCAACGAGAGTGTTAGCATTAGTAGTATCACGGTTGGTAACAAAAGTCGTATCATTGATTGTTAAGAACTGTAGGTTTTCGGGTGTGCTTGTAGCTAGATAGTTTTGTATAGCTGTCTGTCCGCCTGTGCCATAAGCTGTAGTCATCTGTGTACCGTCACTACAACGCCATACTCTGACTTGACCATCAGAAGCTATCTGTCCAATGTATGATCCTTCTGTCTCGTCACGAAAGTAATGAAACCACGAACCACCACTCTGTACGTTAGTCAGTGCATCAGTACCTATGCGTTTAGCACCCGGTCTCTTGAATAGACCTTTTGTTAGATCTGGTATTGCGTTTGTTACCTCTGATACCTGACCGGGAAATTTTAGCTGATCAGGCTGTTCTGACATTCCTAGTGAGTATTGAGGGATAGTTTGTGTTATACTTGCCATTATCTCCTTAGATTTCTGAATGGTTGATATGTTTGATAGGCTGTATCATCTTCAAATCCAAACATACTGTGGTCTCCCTGATTGCACTCATACTCCATAAGAGCAGCTCTAGAAAGAGCTTCTTGTTGAGCTAGCAGTTTGACTAACTGAGGATTTGCAACTAGCTTTGTAGCAGCAACCCTAGATGCCCTGTATGTTATGTATCTTCTAAAGACAATAGGTAAGTCTTCAAAGTTGTATAGTCTAACAATGTCAAGATCTAGATTAGCTGTAAATACATCTGTGTGATCTTGCTTGTCATATATAAATCCATTACGACGTACAAGGTTATGTGTACGACGAGCTTGGTTGTCATGTAAATCCATAGACAATATATCATTACCAATAGCAATCTTGCCATTAGCATCTATTGCGAACTCTACATGTTTTTCTGTGTTATAGTGCCACCCCTCTGCCTGCGTGTCTACGTTAGCATCACGGAGTAGGTTATAAATCATTGCTACTTCTGGGTTATCAAAGTTCAGAGTAGTCAATGGTGATTGTCCGATAGCCCCCAGTATACTGTTTACTGCGGATAGTTCGGTATCGAGATCAATAGTTGTGGAAGCCATAAATAAAAAAAAGGAGGCCGAAGCCTCCGTATAAAGTGTAAGTTAGAAAGCAGCGTTTCCAACAGTTGTTGACTCACCAGCAGCGTTGCGGCTTGTATCCACACCGGCTATAAGTTCAACAGCAGCAGCAGGGTTAAGAGCATCTGCACCCATAGCTAGACGACCTAAGATTACATCGCCTTGGTATACAACTGAAATGTCTCCAGATGTTACCTGTACTTGTGGGCCGATTGCTTCAACGCAAGCAGCAGCTTCTTTTTGGAAAATAAGTCCACAGCTGTTTTCAAATGCAGAAGTACCGTTACCATAAGAGTTAACAGTCTTAGTTGCAGTTGAACCCGCAGTTTCATCTTCCATGACAACTTCTACGAAGTCACCTGTTGCTCCGGGGTCTGTAACACCGGGGTTTGTAGCAGAGTTAGTACCAAACTTAGTACCGAATCTACCAAAGAAAGGAATGTTCATTGACTTGAATATCTGGATTCCAGCTATCTCAATGATTCCGTTACCAGACTGTAACGCATCTCCTCTCTCGTTACGGTTGATTAAACCGTTTGTTTCTACGTTCTGGATAAGTTCATAGTACTGTCTTGGGTTAAGAACAGCTACTCTACCTTCGCCAGATACACCCTTCTCGTCAAGTGCAGCGGCAGCATCATAGAAACCGTTGATTAAAGCTGTTGCATTGTATGCAGCTCTACCATCTGTAATGGAATCAGCTGTATTTTGAATACGAATCTGTGTTCCACCGGGCTCCTTGAAGTTAGCCTTTGTGATTGGAGAAGCTTGTCTTGCAGCTTTTGTGATCGCTCTGAAGATCTTTCTGTCATACTGCTCTGCAAGAGCGTATCCGATCTTTCTGGAGATCTCACCACGTAAGTCGTAGTGTGCTAGTGTTTCGTCTAGCTCATAGACAAATGCAGAACTGATGAGTAGGTCATCAACTGTCACTGTCTTTTCAGCTACTGGAGGTGCAGAATCACCATTACCTAGTATGCTGTTTCCGGGAGTGTGGTATTCCGCACTTGTTCTACCGGTGAAGATGAACTGCATTGACTTACCAGAAGTAAGAGTTCTCTTCATTACAAGGTCACGTGCTATCGTGTTCCTTTGGAAGCCTTTGAACATTTCTCCGGAAAACAATTTAAGGTAAAGTTCCCTAACGCCTCCAGCTCCGTTTGCCTGACCCGGACGTGTAAGACTCGTGGTCAGTGTTGAGTTTTGTTGTGCCATTTCTAAGAATGATATTGATTTACTTTTCTCAGATCTGAAATTTTTTGGCCATTTTGTGGTCTATCCCACCGTCTAGACGGCTCAAGGTATCCTCCATAGAGGGCTCTCGCCAATAGAGATGGGAGGACTTGAACCTCCCTGTACGGCCTTAACCGATTACTCTTGTGTACTTGATGCCACGATATACGTAAGTTACAGTCATTGTACTCTCCATATATCCAAGCCCCGTTCCATGCTTGGGTCTCATGCGTCCTGATTAGGATGAACGGACGTTAAGATTTATTTAAAAGAAGTGTCTGAATCTTGTAGCCAAGTATTAATAGTGTACCTACTACCAATAGGTGCATCTACAAAATGTGGATACATAAAATAGACAGGAAAAATAATAGCTTCACCACGCTTTACAGTTGTTGAAAAATCTTGATATGGAAAATGAAACTCTCCTTCTTCATAATCACTATTTAAACCAAGAATAACAGAGGTATTTCTATAGTCTTTAGTAATATTATCAACGTGTATTCTAGTGTCACCTGTTATCTTTCTAAGTTGATAACCTGTGTCACCACTAACACGAAAGAAAGGATACTTCTCTTTATATAATTCTATTACCTTTCCAATAACGTCAAACACAGCAGAGTCTAATTCACTATGTAATTGTAAATTAATTTCTCGACAAATAACATTTTGCCCCTGACTGTGTACTCTGTTAAGGCTGTTAGGTATATTTAGATTCATAACTCTAATCAAAGAATCACATAAATCAGTATCTACAACATCTTTAAATTTTTCTATTCCTGTTAACATGGGTGGTTTCTCCTACTTATTGATACGTAATGATGAACGCTTCTTTCTTCTCGAGTGATTATAATTAATCCTCTTACTACTTGTCTTAGTTCTGTTAAACTTGGCCTTCTCGCCTTTAGACATTTCACCTGTAGTCTTAGGTGTTTTGGATGACACACGTCTAGATGGTCTGCAAGCTGGGTAGCCTTTACGCTTCTCACCTTTCTGTCTGCCACAGGGCTTA